AGCAGCAAGTACAGCGCCTCAAGCGCATACGACTGCATCTCGGCCGTGATAGCTTGGGCCGGCAGGCGGCAACGGCGAAAGGAGGTATCTACCACCTTGAGCGCGTTGAATGTCGTGTTACTGATGCTGCCGGAAAAGGCCATGCTAACTCCGTGGGTGGTCGTCAGATGGCCGCCGTTACGGCGCGCCCTTGAGGGTTTGGTAAATTATAGGCCGCCAGACCCGAAGTGCTCAATCAGCACTTGCCGATCTTGCCGCCGTGGGCCATCTTGGTCGTGCCACCGTGCTTCATTTTGGCCATGCCGCCGTGCTTCATCTTGTCTGCCATCATTGAGCCGTCTGGCATTTTGTGGACCCCACCGCCCATAGCCATCTTGGCCATGCCGCCGTGCTTCATGGCAATCATTGGCTCGCGAGGCGCCACTGGCACTGAGCGGCGCATAGGGGCCTCAACCTTGCGGCTGGCCATCATTGCGTCGCGCCGCATATTTGGCGTCATCGCCATTTCGCGCTTGTCCATGGTCTCCATCTTTGGCACCTTGCCGCCCTTGGCCAGCTTGGTCATTGGCTCGCCTTTGTGCAGCGCTTTTTCATGCTTGTGCACCGCAGTCTTGGCCATAGCCTTGTCCTGCTTCATGTCGGCCTTAACGCTGCCGCCCTCGGCGTAACCCTTGACCGCGCCGCCCATTGAGAATTTCTCGCCGGCAGTTTTTTTGCTGAAATCAAACTCTTTAACGTATGTGCAACCCATGGTGTTTCTCCAGTTAATCGTGGCCTTGGCGGCCGTTAAGACTATCAATCTTTCTCTCCAGCCGATCAAACCTTTCCATCAGCTGCTGCATATCCGCTCTAAACTCTGAGCGTGTAATGTGGTCTCGTGCGACCTCTTCCCGCGTGCGGTTGATCAGGATTCCGAGACGCGAGATCTCGTCAAACTTACTTTTAAGCAAAAAGCCCATAATTGTTATTGCCGCACTTAAGACAATGTTCCAGACCATCAGTTCCATGAAGCCAGCCCTTTTCTGTCGGACTTACGCCGGAACAGCGTAGGTCTTGATGCCCTCAATCACGATCGTGTAGCGGTCGCCAGCAGCGGCCCCCACCGTTGTGAACAGCACATCGCCGGTCACGCCAGCGCCCGCGTTGTTGGGCAGCCCGCCAAACGAGCTGTAATCCATGAGATAAAACTGATTTTCTGGAATGGTCTCGCACAACAAGTCGGTCGTGGCATCCCAAAGAATGTCAACCGCCATGCCCAGGGTCTGAGCCCAAATCTTGTTAATCTTGACGCCGTTGCAGGCGTTGCCCGAGGCGCTGGGGGCCAGCGTGGAAACGTCAATCTTGAGCGCAGCGGTCTCGCCGGTACCGTCCGAGATGTTCGTGAACTTGCCGATGAACAGGCGCTCACCGTCAAGAATGGTTTGTGAAGTTACTGCGTCAGCCATGGTGATCTCCTGAGTTGGAAAACAGAGGTCAAAGCCCCTGCGTCGTTAGCACAGAAGGGTTTAGCTCAGAGCCGCGCCAACAGCGGTCACCCAAGCGGCACCCGTGCTGATGACCAAGCAGTACTCATCGTTACCGGCGCCGTTGTCGTTGACCAGGCGCACTTGGCCAAGGTTGGCCGCAGCGGCAGCCGGCAAAGCGGCGGTGGCTACTGGGGTCAGGCCAACGAAGGCAGCCGTCTCGACGCTGCCAGTGACTGTGCCAATAAAACCGTTGTTCGAAGTGACTGGGCCGGAAAAAGTAGTCGATGCCATGGTGATTTCCTCACATGCGAGTTAAAAGCGCCGCCGTCTGCATGTCGTCAGCCAGGGCTTGGCTGTCTGCAGCGCTTAGTAAAGTTGCCCAGAAAAGCCCCCGCATTAAGCGGAGGCTTCGTTTGGCATCTTAGGCAGGGCAATTGTACTCCCCCGCGTAAAACTTAAACTCCAGATGTTCCAAACAAACCGCGTGGGTCAGTCCAGCCTAGAACGTAACGCTCTGTGGCTTTGTAACGCATGCTGTCGGTTTCGAAGTCGCCTTCCATGGATTTTTCCAAGCCGCGACGCATCAACAACTTCAGACCTTCAGGGGCGTCGGTCTGAATCCACCAAGCGGTGGTCGATGTGATTCGCGAAAGGTTGGCTTGGCCATCGGCCAGCAAGCCCATCGATTTCACAGGGTTGATGTCGTTGTCGGCGGTACCGGAACGCAACACGCTCTTGAGCAGGGTCTCTGCCTGGAACACGTTGGACGGGCCGGCCACGATCTTCTTGGGTGTCAAGCGGATGCGTTTGCCGTTGTTGTCAACAGCGTTGCGAATCTGGATGAGCATCTGCTCCAAGGAAGTCTGCGACAAAGCAGCGGCGGTGGACAGCTGGTTGCTAAACGTGCCGTTGACGATCGGGTGGGCCGTGGAGATCAGCGACACGCCATCACCGCCGACATAGGCACCGTTGAAGGCGCGGTTCAGGATGTTGGCAGCCAGGGTCTCTTTGGTCTCAATCAGGGACTGCGCCAAGTGCTTGGCGTAGGTCTGGCCGATACGGATGTGGTCGCCATCTTCAACCAAAACTTTGGTCAAAGCGAAGGCCAGGCCGTACACCTTGTACAGGTAACGCTGCAAGAACAGGACGCCACCGGACTGGTAGGTCACTGCCATGCCGTCAGGCAGCTCAGGCGCAGCACCGAAACCGTACAGGACGGGCTCTTCGTGGTAGTTGCGTGGGATGCCTTTTTGCTCGCGGAAAACTTGTTTCCACTCGTCAGCGCGCTGCTCATAAACGCCGTCGAACACTTCGTTCAGGATCGGCTCGACTACGGAACGGAAGTCCGTACTACGCATTGGGGTTGCCATTTTTCAGCCCTCCTTAGATGCTGTTGACGGCTGCTTTGTAGGCGTGTTCGTTGATACGAACGGTGGCCACAACATAAGCGTCGGTCAGCGAGTCATTGATGTTGCCAGAAAAGCCGGTGATCTGGAACTGGCCAGAAGTCGTCTGAATGGCGGTGAGGTTGGTATCGCTCAAGCCCGTGCGGGTTGAGCCACCGGGCGAGGCAACAGTCCAATCGCACTCTTCGCCAACAGCCGTTTGAACGGTGGTGCCAGCGGAGGGGTTGTTGTACTGCACATCGAACAGCGTTTCCGGGTCGTCCAGAACCCAGGCGGTGATGTCCGTCGCCGTGGTACCAGAAGGCCAGAAGGGGCTGACGGTGGGCTTGCCCAAAGCGTCGGTGTACTGGCAGCCGGCGAAAATACCCAAGAGGGTAATGCCGTCGGTGGTGCCAGAGCGGGTGCCGTCAGACGAACCCAGTTGAATCACACCAGCGTCGGTCAGCTTCACGGGGTCACCCGAAAAAATGTTGGCGGCGTAGGTGCTTGCTACAGTGTAGGCCTTCGGGCGCATCTGACCACTGTTGTGGTAAGAGGCACGAAAGCCAAAAGGTGCGCTTGTCGATGACATTTGCGTTCTCCTTGAGGGATGGTTGAATTGGACCTGGCTTCAAGTCAGCTCGAAATGAGCTTTCCTGTTTTGCCCAAACTCGGACATGCCATCACCCTTGTCAATCCGCGACTTTGATGCTCGAGCTTGCTGCTCCATGAAATCAGCCGTGTCAGTGAGCTTTTCCTCTTCGCGCATTGGCGCGTCGTGGTGGGCTTCCTGCATGTACTTTTCGTACAGGCTCATGGGCAGCTTGAAAGCAAGCATCTCGTTCACGCCAATAAAGCCGACCCAATCACCCGTTTTAATGGTGACGTAGTCCCAGCCAGGAACATCCTCTGGCTTCAGTGGCTCATAACCCAGACGCATGCGCATGTGGATTGAGTCGCGTGAGTTTGTCGTGGTCAGCCAGCACGTGTGCCAGCTATCAAGTTTTGGCAAGTCCGGAAGTGAGGACTGGTGAAACTGCTGCCGGAACATTTCAACCCGCTCATCATCGGACAGGGCGCGTGATTCTGTTGCAGCACGATCTACCATCGCACGGCTCTCACGGTTGTCACCAGCGGATTTTTTTAAGCGTTCGTCGGACATTTATTGCTCCTTTCAGCAATTAGGGGAAATTATAGGTCTGAATCTGTTTAAAAACAATTAAGAGCGTTTTGCTCTATCGTATTCGGAATACCGCTTGACGTATTTTTGACGCAAAAGCGGGTCATCCCAAACGCCAGCGTCAATCAACGCCTGCTTGCGCTCGGGGCTGATGTACACCTCGTTGCGGGTGGAGGTCGGTGCGTGCTCACGGCCAGATCCAACGGCTGGGCCACCGCGCGGCGTGCGAAGAGACTGGGCTGGCTTTTCGGGCGCGCCAAACTTCTCCGGAATGCGCCGCGCTGCACGGTCACGCAGCTCGTCCCAATACTCCTCGGTGTCGGGACGCAAGCCCTCGCGGTGCAGGGCCTGGTCAATGGCCAGAACAATCGCTGAGTTTTCGTCTCGGCCTTGCGGGTCGTACCACTTGTTCTCGCTGATGAACTCCTTGGCGTAATGCAAGGTCATGTCGTCCATGCCTTGGTTCTTTGGCGCCTGCCGCTGCTGTGCTGCCTGCTGCTTGGCAAACGCCAGCTGCTGCGCTTTCTGCAAGGCTTGGTCGCGGTAGCGCATTGCCTGCGTGACGTCGTCGCCATTGCCAGCGGCTACAGCCTTGGAGATAACACGCTCAGCCATTTCGGCCTCGTTGCGGGCCTGGGCGATCTGGGCGTCAAGCTGCCCGAGGTCGGCTTGGTGCGAGCGCTGCTCAACGCTGCCCATGCGGCGCTCAAGGTCATCGTTGCGCTTGCGCAGGAAGTCCAGCTCGAGCTTGTCTCGGCTGATGGCCTCGCCACGGCGCTTTTTTCGGTCAACTTTCTCCAGGCGGCGGCGCTCACGGATGGCCTCGCGCTCTGGGTCGTTGGAGTCGCCCCCAGCGCCATCGTCGTCTTCATTACTTACCAGGCGTTCGTCATCGCCATCGTCTGTTGTGACCGGCTTGTCTTCAACGATGATCAGCTCTTCGTTATCGGTACCGCCGTCGTCTTCTTTCATTGTTGGCATTTTCAGCTCCTTTCAGCTTGATGGGTTTAGGCGTTATTCGGCCAGTTTGGACTTCAACTCGTAGCCCATGAGGGGCCACATCTTTTGAACAGCGTTGGCGCGGGCAACCTTGCGGCCTATTTCGGGATCAAAGTTTTCGGGCGATGCACAGGCGCTCTCGCCGGTCACGGTGAATCCGTTGCGCAGGACAAGGACGCAGAAAGTCAGCAGACCAAGCGGAGCCAAGTCGGAGTTGTCTACGGCTGGCTTCTCCCTGCCGACATAGGTGTCGTTATCCAGAGCGCCGCTACGACCGTCCCGTGCGGTGAAGTAATGCTCACCGGCAATGCACGCCTCAATGTCAACCGGCGTGATGCGCGGGGCGGTCTTGCCCTTGGCAATGATTTCCTGCTCAATTTGTGTGTCGGTGGTCATGATCGCCCCTTAGATGAACGCACGAATGGCCAGCGGGTCGCCGACCACCTGCCCGATGATGTCCAGATCATTGAAGATCACGAACAGGGCGGACTCGCCGGTTTCCAGGGCAACTTCCCATCGGTCGCCGCCGTACTTGGCTACGCGCACGTAATCGCCGGGTTTGCACCAGCTGCCCTCGGGCCAGGACTCCATGCTGTTTCGGTTCTTGAAGGCAAGGGCGCCAACGGATACAACGCGGGCCACTTGCGTGTTCCACTTTTCCGTGTCGCGGGAGCCGTTGTCAAGAATGATGCCCGAGGCAGTCTTGGTCTTGGGGCTTCGAATCTGCACCAACACGCGACTTCCAAACGGGACGATGCCAGGCTCGGCATGGGGGAACGCCTCAATTAACGCTTCACTCATCTTCTGCTCCTTTCAGCAGTTGCGGGCAGCCAACACGGCCGCCCTCAAAAAATATTACAGACCCGTTTGATCACAGGTCTCGGTCGCCGTTTCGCTCTTCGTCCAGCATGTCGACCAGGGCTTTGATGGCTGCTTCGTATCCATTGACCATTCCCACCCGGTACCCATACTCAAAGGCGTCTCGGTTGACCGGGCGCTTGAGGGCTTCAAGCGCAAATTGCTGCTGCTCGGTCTTAAACCGGCCAAGCAGCTGTTCTTCAAATCCCATCAGCAGGGCGTCTTAGGCATGGACGGCGCGGCGGGCAGGGTCTGTCCCGTGACTGGCTGACCGGCTGCCATGCGGTGGTGCTGCTTGACCAGCGCGCCGGTCATCGGCACGGTGCCTTGGGTTGGTTTGTCGCTCATGAGGTGCTCCTTGTAAAAATTAACGGGTGCCCGGGTTGATGCCCGTGCCGGTGCTTACAGAAAACTTTTCGCCCGTGGCAATCTCTGCGGCCGCCAGGCGCATGGCCGTGGCGTTGTCTTCTTGGTTCATTTGCAAACGGGAGTCGATCTCGGCCTGGGTCCGCTCGTTTTCAGCGGTCTGGCGCAGCTGCTCAGCCTGGAAGTTCTCAGAGCGTGCGCGCTGCTTGTCGGCCAGGTTGGCGGCATCCATCTGGGCGTTAACCTGATCAACCTGAGCGGCTTGGGCTGCTTTTTGCTGATCAATCTGCAAGCGGCCGGCGTCGGACTGAGCGCGCTGATCCAGTGCGGCCTGTTGTATCTGGGCGCTCATCTGTGCGATCTGCATGGTGTTGTCAGGCGGCATCTGCGGCTGAGGCGCGTACTGCTCGGCCATCTTGTCGATCTCGGCCAGCTCCTTGGCAAACTGCGCGAGCTGCTGCTCAATGATCTGCTGGACCCGAATAATCACCTGAACCTGCTGCTGCGCGTCGTCCGTGATCAGCTTTTGTTCTTCCGCCCGTTGAACGGCCTCATGCGCTTGCGTAAGGTAGAAGTTGAGCAGGTGGTCCCGCAAGTGCTGCGCCATCGGGTACAAATAGGTCTTGACCACTGCCGGGTTCATACCAAACATCGGCGACTTTAAGAACGCCAGGTGCGTCTGGATGTGAGCCACGTGGTCCTGCTTTGGTAGCACGTACACGGGCCGGCTCATCGTCGCCGCCACGTTCTCGCTGACCGGGTCCACATCGTCCTGGCCAGGCTGAGGCTGCAGCACGTCGTCCGGGCTTAGCTTCAGGTTGCGCAGGAACATTTCCTCAACCTTGCGCGCGTCGTACATCTGCGGCAAAACAGCGGATCGCTGCAGCACGGCCTGGACCTGGGCGAAGCGCTGGGCCTCGCTGAAAATCGCTGGATCGCTAACTGGAATCACGTCCATCGGACCGTCAAAGTCTTCGGGCTTGATCTGCAGCCCAGACTCCATTTCTTCAATGTCCTCTTCGGTGAGGTATGCGCTGTTGATGCGGTGCAGAATCTTGAAAACACGCGACATGGAGCTGTGCAAGCGCGAGTGGATTGAGCTGAACACGACCATGCCCTGCTCGATCAGCGCCAGCGTTGTGCCCACAGGCGCGTTGGCGTTTTGGTCGCTCAGCTTTTCAAACGAGGTTTGCACGACGCCCTTGCCGGCATCAACCAAGAAGCCGAGCAGCTGGAACAGCGTCGGGCTTGGGCCATTGAACGGCAGCGGCATGGCCAGCTTGCGCACGTCGTCAACCAGTGCGCCGCCCTCAAGCTCCACAACCTCGGTCGGCTGCAGGTTGATCGTTTGACCGCCTGGACCGCCCTTGAGCTTAAGCAGCGTGGGAATATTCTGGATGTGGGCCGAGTCCAGTAAAGCGCGCAATGCGCCAGTGGCCGCGCCGGACAGGCCGCCAATCATGTGAGTCAGGCCAATCGGGTACGCGCCGCGCCAAGGGACGAACGGGAACTCAACAATCCAGTCCAGCTCCTTGCGGCGGCTGTCTTCATCTTCCCAGTTGCGGTACAAACCGCACGCTTGGCTGCTTGGCTTGTCAATGCTGATGATGTACGGCTCCATGCCGTCACCAAAATCAAGGTGCGTGTAAATCTCAAAGATCGTGCGCAGGCCGTCCTCGTTGTAGGACGATTCCTCGCGGCCTTCGATCTTGTTGTTTGCTTTGCTGGCCGCGCTGTAATCGACGTCGCCAGGTGAGCCCAAGTTGATGTCAATGTACATCCCTGCTTTGATGCGGCGGTTGAACTCGGCCTTGGTCACGTACTGCACATGCGTCTTGCGCTCGGCAGAGTAAAAGTTGGTGGCCGCAAACGGCAAGTAAATGTCGTCGATCGCGATGAACTCGGACGTCGGGCGTTTCCACTGCGGGGACCACATGAGCTTGAGGTACTGACCGCCGCCCAGCGGCAGCTGCGTGCTCAGCTGTTCGAGCTCGCCCCGGAACTCGCTCATCTGCTCGGTCGTCTGCCAGTTCATGAACT